CACTTACTGCCGCTGTGGTAGAACAACAGCGAACTCAGGACAAATAAGCTTTGTTTCAGCAAGCTATTTGGGCTTGTCGATTTTAGGCTTAGTGGCGGCCCCTTTACGTCGGGGCTTTCCGCGCTTTCTAGTCACGCGGTCCCTAGATCTCCCTTTCCCCTGTTCGGTTTCCAATGGCTTGTCATTGGTGGAAGGGCCATGTACGTCTCCGTCAACAACTACTGCCGCTTTCGCCTCTGGTGGAGGCGATGGGTTCATTCTTGGTGGGAGAAGCAATTCGGTCACATCTTTGATTCCAGCTAACCAATTAGCGAGCTTGTCCACATCAAAATATGGACAATCTCTCACTACTACGTTTAACATCCACTCAGCCTCAAAATTTGGATACTGCACGTCCTTTTCGAACTGTGCATTCCATATGCCGCTTAGATTTTTGAAAGGCATATTATCATCTCTGAATTTTACTACTGTAGACACAAACTCACCAATAATTGGAGTGTTTTCGTCTGCAAGCCAGTAAGCATATGCTTTATCAATCATTTTTGCGACAGCCGGGATGTGCGATGGCAGTGATACTGTGACATGGAATTTCATTAGTGCTCGTTTCAAGTCGCACATGGAATTGAGGTCTCCAAACCAAACATCGGGACTATAGAATCTCGACAAGAAAGTGATTCCGAGATTACCTCTCTGAACCATCTCTATTGTCAGATCCTGTCCACAACGTTTGGCCGCCTTGACATAAATGTCAGGGTCTATGTCAACACTGACTCCGTCATCACCTCCATATATACCTAATCTACTATATGCTTCCTGTGCATTTAAATAGCATCCTGAGACTTTCGTCATCCGGTATGCTAAAAATGCTATGAATGCATTAGAGACAGTATTTAGTGCTGATGTTTCTGGACTCCCTGAGGCTCTTGCAAGCCCCTGGTCGTATTGATAATGGGTCTCTTTTCCGGGTACTCCAATCATACAAAACAAATTATATTGTGACCTGATTAAATCCATTAACTTTTCTCTGTATTCAGCTTTAAACGCCCTGAGTAATAACGTTTCTTCAAAGAATCGTAATACTTCTGAGACGTGGCCATCCATACGAGAGAAGTCGGTATTTCCTGCAGTTTGGGCATGAGAAAGAATCTCCGCCACACGCAGTGATATAACATATGGCGTCTTTGAGAAGGCATACCATGGTTTATCTTTCAGGACCTCGGCGAATGCGTAAATGTATTGCGAATATTGCAATTTATCATTTCCATCTATCGTGGAGATGATCCGAGGGTCGGAACATTTACCATAGGCTTCTTTCTTAACAAAGCACTTGCCAGTCCTACGTGGTTCAGAGAATTCAGCTTCCATTAATATACGTCTCTGAGTCGCTCTTCCTTGCTTCTCCCAGACGACGTCATAGGAGGCTGGAACAAGCTTCTCAACATTGTATAAAAACTTTTCGATAAATTCATCAATTACTTTGATAAGAAAACTGTCTAATTTGGTTTGATTTCGAACATTTTCAATTCTACCTTGCACCGCCTTCACACTGTTGTTTTTACTAACATCAGGACAGAATGCTCCATCGATTAATGGTTTCATAAAACTTTGCATGGAGGGGCGTGCGTCTGGATCATATTCATTTGGACTAAACTGGTATCGTCGCACGTACGAAGCAAGACTGTCTGGAGCTAACCTAGGACACTCCTGTCCCGACAAGTTCTTATAGAACTCGTACAGTACAGCAGCATCACTTTGGTTTTCCACTTTCGACTTAACTTGTGGTAAAGTAAGCCCTACTTTGCTGGTGCGGGTGATGACTCCGATATAGGAATCAACGTCCGCTGGCACAGTGCATTCGATATACTCATCAACTCTTCCAGTGCTGATGTAAACTCCAGTTTTATCAATTCTTTTGGCGCGTAGAAAATCACCTTGGACGGGGTTAAATCGTTCAAGACGGTCTCCACTCAATAACCATGAGAGTACCACACTTAACCCAGTAAACCTCTTAAGTGGGGTCAGTAAGATAAGCTGATGGTCCTCATCAACTTGTTTCCTGTCCACCAAGTAAGTGGCTACTTGATAAGTGATTCCGCAAAATTTCCGTCTCACAATGATATTATCTACCGCATAGTTCCAAACGGCATGCCGATACTCAGCTCCGCCTGAAACGTTGTAGATAACCTCACCGTACCTATTGAAAGTGTAACAGTATTCCCCACACCTTTTCGCTACAGATCGAGGTTGGAAAGTGTAAAGGATTACCGGTCGAAAATTCAAGGCCAAGAACTCATCCATATCAACATACTGGTCAACATCAACCATTCCCACAAGATCGCCTTCCTGTGGGCGATAGACAGCCGGCGCGGCGGTCAAGTCCTTAGCCCAATAATAAGCACGGGACCCTAAACGGTTGTTGCGTTGATCAGCTCTACTACATTGATAATAGACAATATCTTTGCCTACACTCATGGAGAATTTATCCATAAATAAAGAACCAGAACTTCTGCTATTAGCAGAAATGGGATGCGTATGATTTCTCGGAGGCTTAAGCTCAACGATATTCTCATCCGCAAATCGAGATCTTAGAGTCTCTGCTTTTACAGCATAAGACTCTGCACATTGTTTTATCATCGACGACCAAACGTATCGCAGAAAGGCGCGAATGGTCGGAGATTGGTACACGCTCGTAGTGAGGACACTGGCCCCAGTTCCGAGAACAAACATTGTTATAACTTTATACTTCATTATAAAC